ACATGCCTGTATAACCTGTATAAAATCCGTTAGGCACAAGCCCCCGCCCCTCGCATACAGGGCAACGGTGAGGGGTCTTTTGGCAATTAGCATAAATTCCTTCAGGTTTATAATCTGGATCACCTGCCCATTTTTTCAACATACATTCATCCTCCCTTCGACCGCCAGCGGTCACAACATGCGGTTTTTGGGTCTAATCTTTCAGACTCTATTTCCAACAATTTCCCCAAAAGACAATATATTTGCTCCCCGTGCCAGAAACAGGTTTCGCAGCATTTGTCGGTTGGGTGGGTAGTCATCATCGAACAGAGCTGACAGCGTTCACGACCGGTTATTTTCTATCCTCTGTGATTTCTTCCCATTATTAAGTAGTTTTAAAATTTTGTAAATTCTTTTTTTGCTCATCCAAAGGTCTCATATCAAGATACGAGGCTACCGGTTTTTTGCAGTGAGAACATATTAACATTGATCTATGAGCATCCCAGAAAAAATCTTGCTCTATTTTATGGTTACAAAATGGACATTTCATAGGTTATGGATTGTTCTAGACACAGGCATTTTTTGATCAAGTGGAATACGAACCATACCTACTATCTTAAAGGCTTCCAATAGTCCTTCATTAATCCAGCGATAAATTGTGCTGGTGCTGATTCCGGTTATTTCAGATAGCTGTCTGACACTTACAAGTTTTCTGTTTCTGCTGATTTCTATTAACTGTCTTAATTCTTCCAAAGAAAAATAATGTCTGGAAAAAGTTCGCTTAGAGATTCCAGTTTCTTCTGCAGTTATTCTACGGACTATTTGAATCCGGCTCATAATTCACCCAGAAACCTTACTGCTACGATTTCAACAACATTGTCAGTCATATTGTAACGCTTCTCATAAATTTCCAGCAGTAAAGGAGTATGCCAAAACTCGGTATGGGTGACTCGAATAACGTCCCCCAACTCAAGTCTGCCATATTTCATATCCAGGGTAAGATTAACCAGATGACGCTGGTTTCTTAATCTGGCTTTCATGCGAGTCACAAGACTCTGCACCATGGTTGAGTTCTCGGAAGAAACATCTTCGCTCCATTCCAGATTGACTTCTTCCTCATTGATTCCAATTTTGGCTTCAGTATCAGCATCCGTAAACTGATAGAACAAGAGCTTATTTTTGGAGTACCAGCCATACTTGCCGGTAAATCGAGACCTGAGGTTGGTTGCATCATATTCTTCCGACAGGTCGATAATGTCGGCTTCGGGAATAGCCATTTTCTCAGCTATGGGCAGCTTTCCGGTATAGGCCTTGATTCTGAACAGCCCTTGCTCATCCCATAGGTCATACATGGTCTTGCGGCTGATATCGCCAATAGCTTGAAGCGCGGTCAGATCCTCGAACCAGGAACCAATGGTATCCCCGGGAAATTCAGCCTTGGCCGCGGCGAAATAGGCTGTATCAATTTTACTGTTCAAACCACATTCTGTAATGATCCCGGAAATTTCGTCGCAAGGATGGACAATGGTGTTTTTGGTGGCGCCGATTAGCACGGCTCCAGAGGGAGGATCGCTTAAATCAGTGAAATCAACTAAGCCATAGTCTTGATCGCTAGTATAAATTGTTCTGTCAACCCAATTGCCATAGCTAACTCTAGTCCAGTCATAACCATAACCTCTGCGGTTTTCACGATAAATCCATGCTTTTGGTAAATTTTTAGGAATTATTATTCCGTCACGATAAGCATTGTCAATAGAAGTATATGGATAGCCTGGTAAATAATAACCACATGGGTTATATGCGTTTTCTACACATTTAATATCATCGAAATAGGCCGTCCACTGAGTTGCTCCATAGACGGTCTTGACAAAACCGAAGGTTATATTGTCAACTCCGGCGGTATAATCATAGTCTCTCTGGATTATGACATTGCCGTCCAAATAAACTCTGATGGTCCCTGGTATTGTAAGCTCAAGACCGATTGATAGTCTGACCCAGATATCCTCAATATCCTCGATGGATTGATTTGAGTAAGTATAACCGGCTCGCCAATCCCATAAATATAATAATCCTGCATTTGTACATCCTATATAAACTNTAATAGTACCGTCAACGGCTTGACAGCAAAATAGCAATGGAATCCCTGCAACATAGAAACCAGGCAAAGCTGCATATTTAACCATAGTGGAAAATAACACAGAAGTGCGGCCAGTTGTCCCAAATGTAAAGCGTCCCCAAGCGATTTCATTGGTGTTTCCGCCAGTTAAATAGGCTTTATAACTGTAGCTGCCAGAGTATTTTTCTGTAGAATCAAGCGTGAATGTCCCTGGGGCAGTAGCGCCATAAAGACTTAATTCAGCCAATGATTCGCCGGCAGAGAAATCAGGAGTCCACAATATATTGTCTGCCAACTCTTCAGCATCCTTGATCACAGCACCGTAAACTAAGGGATTTCTGACACCATTTGTTTCAGTGCGTCCCAAAAGTTTCTGGCCCAGCAAATAAGTCAGGCTCTGAGAAGTAATCTCCACTTGGTTGGGTTCTATGGTTGCGCGGGTGTCTATACCTTTGGCCTTGCTTGTCCGCCACTCGGTGACATAGCCCTCATAAAGTTTGATTCGGTGAATGATCTTCGAGTTCATGAGCTGGTAGCCCAGCTCGATTTTGATGGAGGCCATGTACCAGTTATGGCCCTCACCCAGGATAAAATCGGCGTGGCCGGGAGAGTACTTCCGGGAAAGGTTGTCAAGGATGACGGTATTGTCACCGGTGGGAATGTCGTCAAAGTCGTAGGCCCTGGCCAAAGACAGGGTGCCTGGGTCAATCAAATCTTCTTGGGGGACTTCATAGCCTTCAATGGTGAAAATCCATAGGGTCTTGGCTTTTCCTCGCCTCTTTTCCAAAGCAATGAATTCGTTGCCGGCCGGAATCATTGTTCCTCGATCTCCAGAGTAAACTCGTAAAAACCGCCATTTAGGGGGCGCACCCGGGGGGCGGTGATGATCCGGCCCCTCAGAGTCTGGGGTTTGCTGATGTCTTCCCACAGGTCTACATAGGATCTAGACAGCCAGGCTCCCTGCAGGGCGATCATCTTTTCGATCTCGTTGGTGCTGATCACCAGGGTGGAGAACAGCTTGTTGGACCCAGGATGCAGTCTCAGGGCCCCGCCCTGGGTTCTTACCGTGCCGTCCAGGGGCAGAAAGCCCATCTCACTCCCCACCCGGTAATTGAACAGGAGGGAGCATGAACTTGGGTAGCCGGCGCCATAATAAGTTGGAAAACTACTGTTCATGTAGATGAAGTCATAGCTTCCGGACTCGTCAGCCAGGGATTCGTTGAAATTCCAGACTCCTTGAGGCATGTTGCCGACGTCGGTATTGATGTTATCCTTTCTGGGCCAGCCGTACTTGATGCGGTAATACTCTTCCAGACACCAGGCGGCGCCATAAACATAAGCATCCATAGAGAAATAGCCGATTCTGCCTTTAAAGTTGTTGTTTCGGCAAAGCAAGAAAGGTTCGGTAGCTTTATCAATGGAGCCGGTAACACCTGACATATCATCGCTGTCTTTAGCTACGCCGTTGACATAGAGCACGACGTTGCCGCCGCGGTCAGCTTCCACAACCACCAGGTTCCAGGCATCGTTGGTAATAGCGCCGGCGACGCTCAGAGTTACCCCGGTGCCGCCGTCATTCAGGATAAAATAGGCGGAGCCGTCGCTGGGTTTATACCCTAACCACCAACCGGAATCGGCGTCGAGGTTGCCGTCCCATTTGGTCACCATTTGCCGATGGGTAGTAGGGGAAGAAGCAGTGCTGTCCGGCCAAAACAGCAGGGCCAGGCGGAAGTCCTGGGTGGTGATGGTGAAGTTGCTTTCTGCTGGGGCCCTTAGATATTTGTCCTCGTTAAATACGATGCTGTTGAACAGAGGATACCACAGCAGTTTGGCTATCTTGGCGCTCATGCGCTGTCACCCCAGATCAAGATGTCGTATGTTAGGGCAGCCCCGGCCGCGTTGGCGATCTTGAGCAAGTCGCTGGTGCCCCCGGATACGGCCCAACCGGTCCCGTCCATCATGAAAAGGACTCCTCCGGGGTTAATGGTGATGATGTCGCTGGTGTTGGCAAAAGGAGACCAGACGTTGGAGGCTGCCCCGCCCACAGAGAGAACCTGGGTACCGGTGGAGTTGTTCTTGATGAACAGGGCTTTGACCGCGGCAAAGGTCAGGGTTTTGCCGAAGGCGTCCACCAGACTGCCGGCCAGGTCAAGGTTCTCGGTGGCAGAGGCCGCCAGTGAACGGGTGTCATGCCATTGTATATTCCCCTGGTCGTCTCCGGTTCCGTCAGCCAGCTCCAGAGTGTAGGATTTGTCGAAGATGTCTTTGACGATCACCAGGTCAAGGGAATTGGTATAATTTCCCAGCAGGGTGATGACGGCTTTGGCGGTCAGGTCGGCCATGACGGTTCTCCTTATTGCTTGATAAAGGGTGTCCTGGATCGGTGCAGGATCGCGGAAAGCTTGGTCCTGACATACCGGTCAATCTCAATGTTGCTGGTGCTCCTCACTTCCATGGTAACGGAGGTATGGCCCCCTGAAGGTGGCAGCTGGCCCTTATTCAGATACTGAAAGGCTTGAGGATTCTTTTGGTGCAGGGCCCGGGTGGCGTCAGGGTTAATGATCATCTCTCCTACCCTGGCCAGGATCAGCCTTTCATCCATCTTCATGCCGTTGTGGGCAACCATGGCTCCTTGATGAGCAATCATACCACCCTGGTGTTTAAAAAAACTCCCGACCATGCCGATGAAAGGACCGACACCGGGGATTTTTTCCAGCATTTTAAATAGTTGTTTAGCCACTTTCATTAAACCGTCAATAAGATAATCAGCCCCTTTTTGCAGACCTTTCTCAAGAAAACTACCGGCTTTTTTTATCAGCTCAGAACCCTGAATATATTTGGCCAGGGTATTTTCTCCAACCCGGACAAAAATTTCCCCAACCTTTTCTCCGATGATGGTGACAGCAAACTGCGCCCCTCGTTTAAATAAAGCCTCAAAGGTGCCTTGGCGTCCTTGAATGATGTCCCAGAAAGCACGACCCATAAGTCTACCGAACTGCCGACCCATGCGCTGCTGTTTTTGCAGGATGCGGTTTTCCTCTCGGGTCTTGAACCGCATTGTCTGGCGCTCCGACTGTTCGGCAAGTTTAAGGGCGTTGCGAACATTGCGATTCTCTTCTCTAATTTCCCTTTGCTTATCGGCATGTCGGGCCCTAAGGATTTGAGACTCGAAGATCGAAGCCTTAGTCATTATGCTGACGGCTTCTCGATGCAGTTTATCAAGTTCTTTCTCGGGGTCTTTTCTACGCCCCCTTCTCCTGCCGCCGGAGTCAGCCTTCTTTCTCTTTCCCTGGGTCCAACCTACCACTTTGCCGGATTCGTCATACTGCCAATCTCTAATATTGGTGGGCTTGGAAGATATTCGCCCCGGCATATATGGATTGACCTTACTCTTATAAGCCGTGGATTCCGCTTTGGCCATGACCCTTTCAAGAGACGCGGCAATGTCGTTGATTTTACCCTCGGCGTTTCCCTTGACGTTAGCCTCTATTTCAATTCCGACTTCAAACGGGTCCATGGGTTATCCCTGCCACCGGTGGGAATAGCGATTCAGTGCTGTGCCGACATAGGACGCGAGCTGTTTCATGTCAATATGGGAATAGTCCGGGACTATCAGATGCACTTGCAGACCTCCGGGCATAGTTTGGCCGGCCGAAGCCAGGGGGTGGGAAGAGATTGGTCGGGCTTGCAAATATAAACCCTGGTGGCCGGTAATCTCGAAGTTGCCGGGTCCGGCGCCCATGGTGGGAGAATATTCCATCCCTAAAACTCCGAAGAGAAAGGTTTCCAGAGCTTTGCCCAGCTTCTCCATCATCTTGCTCCAGCCGGTGATCCTGTCCAGAAAATTGATCATTACATCGCCAAAGACATTGAAGACCGACTCGGACAGAATGCTGACAAAGAAGGTGCTTGATAACTGCCAGGCTTTGGTGAAGGGTTCTTTCTGTCCATCCAAAACCTCAAANAGCATCCGGCCNACCCGATCNCCCAGATACTGTCCGCGCTGTCTGAATTTGGTGTTCTCTTTCTGTTTCTCCANAGCTGCGGCTCTGATTGTCCTCTGTTGTTTTCGGGCTTCGCGGGAAGCATCAAAACGCATTCTTCGGGATCTTCGGTTTTCAGCTTGTTTCCACAGATTGGAGAGCTGCCGGTTGGCGCTGAGCTGCAGACGCTGGGACTTAATACTGGCTTCCAAACCCTTAAAGGCCAGCCTGCCAATTTCCGTCAGGGGAAGAATATCAATGGCAGCCTCTGAGAACTCTTCTAAGGCCTCTTCGTCCTCGTAGTCGTCATCTTGGGATGTTTCCCTGGCCTGTGCCCTTTCAGGCTCGTAGCGGGCGGCCTGGACCTCCATGCGCCGCATCAGCCGTTCCCAGCTCTGCTCCTGCGGTCTCCGATCCTCATTCGGTTCCGGCATCCCCTGGGGTGGATTAAAGTCTTCATCCCGAACACTCTTCTTTTCGGTTACCGGAATTTGCACCTCTCCAAAATCAAAGGTGACACTCAGGTAATTGGTGATGAAGGCATCCAGGTAATTGCGAATTTTCCTGCCTACCTCTGTGTTATAGAGAGCTTGCCCCCCTTTATAAAGTCCGTAAGCGCCAAGTAAAGCAGCACCAGTAGCATAATGTGTAACAAAGCTTGGAGGCATTGACGGCTGAGTCGCTCCGATTTTAGCCCTTTGTTTTGCCGCTTTTTTAGATGCTTTGTCATAAACCCGGGGATCAAGCTGCCATTCCTCTACGTCATGGCCCCAGGGTTCAATATCAAGTTCCGAGGGTTTCTTGCCGGGATCAACTGGCTCACGGCGGCGCCCAAACTGGTCGAGCTCTTCCTCAAATTGCTGCATTCTTTTCTGGAAATATCTAACATGATCGGTGTACTGTTTCTGATTTATGACTCCCAAATTCCTGGCGTTCTCCAAACCATTGGCAATCTCAAGAAACTCTTCTTCAGAAAGAAAGGCCTTGCCTTTGGCGCGGTTGTAGGCATTGTCAAGAAAGGAGTTAAACGACCTGGCCTGCTGACGCTGTCGCCTCTGAATTTCCTCATAAATTATTTTCCTGACTTCATCTTGCACCTGGGGTTTAACTAGATCCTTTTGTAGCTGACCAAGATTAAGTTTGCGAATATTCTTTCTTACTTCATCAGGATTTAGCTTAACAAAAGCAGGAAGTTGCGGGCCAATACCGGAAGGGGCGGGAGGAACTTCGACTTTAGACGGTGGAGCTGGTGTAGTTACTACTTTAAGTGTTTTAGCTGCTTCTTCATCCTTGCGCTGCCAATAGATAAAAGCTTTCCAGGCAGCAGCAGCATCGTCAGGATGAACTGTTGGGTCTCCGAAGATTTTTTTAAGTTCTGCCTCTGTGAATCTGGGAGGTTCTCCTGCATTGCGCAAGCCTTCAAGTAGATTGTCTATTGCTCTACTTTTAGCAAGTTCAAATTCTCTGGGAGTCTGTTTAGGATGGAAAGCAGTATCTTCTATGATCCTCCAGACTTGACCCATGACATCTTTAGGTTCTCCTCTCCTGACCAATTTTGCTTGCTTAGCCATGCGCCTGGCTGAGAAGGGAGTAGGAATTTTTTTGATGAATCCTCTTAAGGGCCCAGTTATATTACCAACCATGCCTCCTGCACCCATGACAACATCTCCAAAATGTTCTTCCAAAGATGCGCCAGTCAGGAAATCGGTTATGGATTCAGAAACTACCGGAGCATATTTCAAAGTCCCTACATTTTCTGCAGGAGTCAGCACCCGGATGGTAAACTCCAGGCTCTCCATTAGCCAGAGCCTGGCCAAAGCATGCATACGCCTTAAATGTTGCTCATGCTGTAAACTAAGGTCAGCCATGGTCTTGTTGTCTTGAAGCTACCTCTTGCCTGATTTCTTTTTCGTAAAATTCAGCCTGGGCGGTTAGGGCCCTGATGATCTTCCTCATCATGAAGGAGTCCCAGGTATATCCCAAGGTTTCACACACCAGTCGGGCGCCGGATAGATTGATGTTGCCCCGATGGTCAACCAGGGCCCGGCCACCCTCCAGGATGACGTTATATGCTTCCAGGTTCTCCGGCCACAGACCGGGATAGTCGCAGACGCTGCAATCAGGAACCGAGTGCCATTTTTTTTCCCAGATCTCTTTACATTCAGCACAGTCGATCTTAGCCTGCAAGGGCCAGACTACAGCGTCTGCAAGTTTTTTTCTTCTTGCCTCGCCTTGAGCTCTCGCATGGTGGCGATCTCCATGCAGATGCTTTGACACCACTCAAAAAAGGTGGCGTCTGCTTTCAGCATGGCCAACTTTATCTCCGGGGTGCAGGGCAACTCGTCAAACTCTGCCTTATTCAGCTTCTCCAGGTCGAGGTCCATGTCCATGCGTAAGAGCACCGACTTGGTCAAGCCGCGCCAATTGGTGATGCTGTTGGCTACGGCTGCCCGCAGAGCATCGGTGAATCCCTTGGTTTCCACCTTGCCGGCCCGAAAAGCCATCTTCTGGGCTTGAACGGCCTTCTCTATTTCCGCGGAACTGAGATATTTGAAGGTGATGAAAAACGCAGAGTCTTTCAAATATTCCGCTTCCACTTCCGTAGGGGTGGAACGTAGTAAATCCTGTAACATAGAGCCTCCTTAAGTATATTTGATGGGTCCGAAGCCTTTCAGGCTGAACTCCACAATGGCTACCCCGGCCCGGGCCTGTTGTACCCGCATGCCGAAAATGTAAGCCCCGGCTGAAGTATCTGCAGTAGTATCCGGTGACCAATAGTTTGTACCATTGATGTAAAGCTTGAGATTGGTGATCTTGGTGTTGGCCAAGGCAGCGGTCTGCAGGGCAAGCTGACCGTTGGTGTCGGCAGGATCAAAGATAGCCTCAAGGGTGGCAGACCAATTATTGATTACCGGTATTCCCTTCTCCCAATCATCTCCAAGACAACTGGCTTCATATTCAGACGCGGCTATCGGCATATTCCAGCTCCGACACTGAATAACTTCGCTGGTGCCAAGCTTAATCGAAGCGTCTTTCCCGTAATTATAGCTCATGACTTTACCTCCTCTTCACACGTGGTATAGACCGCCCGGTAAATTACCCCGATTTGAGAGGCGGCCACAAAGGTTTCGCCCTGGAATTCCAAAGGGCTTAATGAGGTTGACAGTTGGTGAAACTGCAAATGGGTCCGCAGATCGTTTAGAATCCGGTAGGCGCCGACTGCTTCATCGGTCTTGGCCTCATCAGGGCCCCGCATGTCCCGGGCCAGCACGGCCAGGATGAAGCGGTGTTCCACCTGCATGCGCTCAAAGGATTCCCAGGCTTCCTTGCGGGCTGTGGCCTCCATGGAGCACAGCACCGCGGGGGCGTCCACCAGCAATTCGTCGATCTCCAGTCCGAAGCGAGTCTCAAAGCTGTCTACCCGGTGCAGATAGGGCAGGTTTGCCTTGATTCTTGCCACCAGAAGATCCTCGATTTCCTTGATGGTGACCATTTACCGATCCTCATGCCAATATTTACGCCGGTAGGTTTGGTGGGCAGCCAGCAGATTGAACTCGTCCAGCAGGCCGTCCAGTCTCTCGTAGCCGGCAAAACCCTTAGCCTGTTTGTACCAGTGAGCTGCCTGGCGGATAAGTACTTGCTTGATGTCGGCCGGCGCCGTATCTGTGGTGTAGCCGGCTACGTAAACCACTCTGACGCTCCGGTGGATGCCTACGGTCAAAGCGTTCGAGAAGTAAACCAGACCCTCAGTGGCGTCATAGGTGTAGTCAGCGGCGGCGATCAAGTCTCCTGCCTCATACGCCCAGCCATTGGTATCGTTATGAATGGTGGTGATTGAAGAGATGCCAAGTTCACGCAGAGCGATGACCTTTTGGTTGACGTTCCTGATGGTATGGTACTCAGTAAAGCTGCCGGCTTCCCAAGTGCGATCGGTCATGGTGCAAAAGAGTTGCCAGACCCCGTTAACCATGTTGGTCAGCAGGTCGTCATCGAAGTCAGCCCCCCGCATGACGTTGGATAGCTCTTTCTTTACGTCGCTGATGGTTATCAGGGGCATGGCGCTACCTCAGTTTTCTTGAATCCCCAGATAAATCATGGCATCCAGGGTAATGTCGTACAACTGCTCAAAGACCCAGACTCGGAAGTTACGATCAGCCTCCAGATAACGAGGAATGTCCTCTCCCAGCAGTATCCGGTCCACCGTTTTTTCAAAGACCTCATCATTGGTGAGGTTGCCCTTTACCAAGTCTTGAAGTAAATCCATGGTCTCGGGGATGCTGATCACCAGGGAGACTCCGGACTGATGGGTGCAGCGTCTGGAGAACATTATGATATGCTCCGATCCCGGAAAAAGCCGTAAGAGATTTCTCTTGACCAGGAAGGCCTGGTTTTGATCTGATGGGAGGAGCTGGCTGCCGGAGTGCCTCCGCCCACCTTGCGGTTGTAGTTCCCTTCAAAGGCTCTTGCCATCTCTCGGTAGCGGTTGACGCTGCGCCAGAGATATACCGTGGTCTCCAGGTTGGGGTCCCGGCCCTTGGCACTCTGGGCCAGCTTCATGGCCAGGGCGTTGCAACAGTAAGCCGCGGCCAGATTCACCACCGCATCCTGGTCAGGCACCGGGATGGTGTTGGTAGTGTCGTTCAAGGTGTGTGGCGCCGTATGAGTGATAATGAAAGTCTCGGTCGCGCCGGGGGTGTGGTAAAGGAACCGCAACATCCGGGCGTCCCCATCACCATCATCATAGAGCACCACGTCGGACAGGTCCAGGTAGTTAGGCACCTGGTAACCCCCAGGATATTCCACCGCCAGGATGGTCGAGAACTCTTCCACCCAATCGGTGGGTAAAGCATAGTCGTAGGCGCCGTTCCCAGCAAAAGACTCAGATACCTCCCTGGGGTTATCCTCGCTGTAGACCTTAACCGCTTCATCCAGGAAGGCCAGCCGGGTAGCATTGTCCAGCAGGTCGGAGTCGTCCTGAATGGACTGATCCAGCTTGACGAGCATCTCGGTTCTGGTCATGGCTTACTCCCAATAAATGGAAACCTCGGCCCCGGTGGTTAAGGTGCAGGCGCTGTAGTCAAGAAAGGGACTACACTCGGTACAAGGGGCAATGAACATGGGCCCACCATCAACAGAGGTTCCACAAAGCAGGGGAGGCCCGCCTTCGCCGTCTCGAATGTCGATAACATCGTTGACTGCACCGGGCTTGAACAGAATGAAGTTGATCACCGGGACTACATTGGCGCCAAGAGTATCTCCAATGCTGTAGTCGGAATCAATGGCAGAAAGGCCAACGCTTTTTCTTCCGTATGCAAAGGTATTAGCCATGAGAGGCGCTCCTTATCTTAAAAGTTTTTCTCGCTCTAATCTTATTTGTTGATTAATCTCAAGAGATTTAAGGCAAATGTCCTGTGCATGATTATGAACAATCACTGATTCAAGTTTCATGTCGAGTTTTTCGACCTGACTGCGCAGATAATTAACGCCGAACGCTCCAAGAAAAGCAATGATAAGAATAGCGATATTCAAGACCCATGCTTTCCAATCACTTGTATTGCCATTGTGTAAGATTTGACTCATTTAAGCCACCTTTTCCACCAGGGTTTAGGTTCAGGTAAATTCTTGATGAGCTGTTCAATATCCAGGTGTGTGGTTTTTACTCTATTAATACGGTTCAGTCGCCGCAGCTCCCGGAAACGCCGCAGTAATTCAAATTTCTGATTCTTGGTATAGGTTATCCCAATTACTTGCCTTTCTTCTTCTTTCGGTTTGCGTTCTTTCCGTGGCTGATGCTCTTGCGCCGGGGCTTTCCTCTGGTCCCCGGGACTGAGGTCACGCCGGGCCGCGGCATTATCGGGCGATCTTGACCGCGGGAGTTGGCCATCTGATGACTTTCTCTTGTGGCTCGGAAAGAATTTTGACCGCAGTGTCGATTATCAGTTGGTCGTCCAGTTCCCAGGTGCAGCGCAGCCCCTTCATGTTGTAATAGTTGGGATTCTTGACAAAACAGGGCATGGTCAGTTCGATGCAGCGCTTGCGGGAGGGCTGGTGCCAAATGTGGTTAAAATTCAAGGGGATTAAGTAGCAAGGGTGACAATCGCAGTTCGGAGTGATGGGGTAGTGGTTCAAATAGTAGCGCCCCAGGTTATCTGGGGCTGAGTGGGAGTAGATAATAATCTTGGGGGTGGGCCAGCACCCGGCGGCGTTGATGATGGCGCTCTCAGGCCCCACCACCAGATCGGCAATGGAGGGCATCATCAGGGCATCCCGCAGGGACCAAAAGCCCTCAGTCTGGATAATTCGGTCACTCCTGGGGAGGGAAGGAATCTCCACAGCCATATGCCCCACCAGAAAGTGTTTGCTGAAGGGCAAAGCATCATGCACCCCGGCAATCCATTTGCCGATCTTGACCAGCATCTTGTTGGGAGCCGAGCCCATGGTGTTCCACATAACCATCTGCCAGCCCTCTTCCTGCTTATTCAGGGCTATCAGGTCCAGGTTCTCTTGTTCCTTTTCGGAGGCGTACAACTCTGGCAGCACCGGTCGAGGCTCCAGATTGGCCTTGATCAAATTCTGGTCATAGTAGTTCTTGCCGGCGGCCTTGGCCCGGCGTTCCTCGATGGGAGGGATGGGTCCCCACATCTCATTGGTCTTGTGCAAAAATTCTTTTTCGATGGAGTAGCACAAATCAATTAGAACATCGGTGGGTTCAAATTTGTTAAAGGTGTTGTGCAGCCAGATTTCCAGGTCTGCCATGGTGTCAGCCGGGGGAGCCGGATGGATGGTATGCACGTGGGGGTTGTTAACCAGGACTTCCTTCTGACCGCCCCGACAGGCCACATGGACTTCATAGCCTTGTTCAGCCAGCAGCCGGATCACCGGGGTGGCGATGAGCATGTCGCCGATGGCGGAGCCTCCCCGGAATACCAGAGCTTTTTGTTTCACGCTGCCTCCTTTATGCAGATCAGTTCACAGTGAATTTCGGTGAAGTAGGACCCCATACTCCCGTTGTCAAGGATAGGTTTGGAGTGTTTTAGTACATTCAAGTAGAGCAAGTCAAAGAGTCCCTTAAGCTCGGGTTTGCTGGCAGGACCGATCTCGCGTCTGGTCAGGTGAAAAAAGCTCTCGGGCACGAAGTAGCGCTTGTGGTCCGGGTCGGCTACCGCCGCCCGGCAGGGAAACTCAGGCACTTTGACCACCAGGATACCCCCAGGCTTTAGGACTCGGTGCAGCTCCCGGACCACCTGTTCATACTTCTCCACGTGCTCTAAGATATGGGAGGCCAGCACCAGGTCGAAGGAGTTATCGCCAAAGGGGAGGGGGTCGTTCAGGTCGTGGATGACGGTAACCCCCTCCCGTTTGAACTTGTCGAGGTGAACCCACTGAGTCTCCGGAGTATCCGGGATAATGTGTTCACCGCAGCCGACGTTAAGGTTTCTGGAGATTTCCATATTTATTGGTAGCTGAATTCCAGGGTTACATGATGTTTCGGGTAAGCCTGGCCGCTGGAGGTGGCTGCAATCTTGTAGATGATCACTTCCCCGGAAGAAGCCAGCAGATTGGCCGGTGTGGAGCTCAGGGGAATCTCTTCCACCGCGCCGGAGCCTACGGCTATATCAGTACTGGACCAGGCCAGAGATGCCATTGCCGTGGTGCCGGCCCCGGCGGTCCCCAGATTGACAACCGAGGTGGTTTGGAAATTGGTGGCCTGGCCGGTCCAGGCAGCCTCGAAGGCGCCCAACACCTGTTCCAGCTTGATGTCAGCCGGAGCTACGAAGTAGCCGATACTTTGAGCAGTGTTGGTAGCGCCGGAGGCCGCGGCTTCCAGGGCGACGGAGAACCGGTTGCCCGGAATATCTGCAAAGAGGGTTTTACCCATGATTCAAGTCCTCCTTCTGAACAAAAGTTTAGGCCACGTCCATGTAGTAGGCGCCGCGGTGGTCGAGCACGCAAACCCCGTAGATGTGGCGGATTTTGTAGGTGATTTTGTCCGCGGTGAACATGGAGCCCACCGTGGGCTGATCCTGGATGAACAGCTCCGGCTCTTCCCGGCCCTGGAAAAACCCGACCTCAATGGTGGGGCAGTCCCGGGGATCGCAGAACACCCAATAGTCCTTGGCGTTGGTGAAGTAATCCACCACGATATAGTCCATGGAGTAGCGCTGGGTATTGATGTTGGGCGCAAGATCCTCCGTGGAACCTGCAGTGATCAGGGTGGTGGNCGCTTTGCANAGTTTGAAAGCAGTCTCTTCCAGTTCGTTGGGGACCACCAGCCATTTGGGNACCANAGACAGGAGGTTGCGGGTTTCTCCGTAAGCCGCCTGGGAGCGCATGGCATAGCGGATAGCGGCCAGCCCGGACTGGGAGAGGGCCGTGGTCCCCTTGTTGTTGCGGGTGGCGGCATCGCTGAACCAGGCCACCGAATCATAAGTGGTGACGTCGTTATCCACCAGCAAGTCAAAGACGGTGCGGTACAGGCCGATAAGAGCGGCCCGGGCCAGGGACACCGGGATCTTCTTGATGGCGCCCACGTCGTCGTTGGCGATCATCTCCAGGGTGACGCTCTCCAGGCCNCCTTTCTTGCCNATGGAGTAGTAGGCTTCCTGGTCGCCGGGGCTGGTNAGTTCGGTGTAGGTGCCGGATTCGGCCACGGTGGGGATTTCTCCNTAACCGCCCATCTGCATCCGCTTGTTGGAACGGAAGTCGTTGATGGGGGTGATGTCGCTGACGATCTTNCGCCAGTCGGCCAGATAGCCGGGGGTCATGTACTCGGCCATCATCTTCCGGGTGATGGAGTCCCCCAGAATTTCCGCCCAGGAAGAAGAGGTCAGGGCCTCAGGGAAGAGCNGGCTCAGCCGGGGGGCATGTTTGACCATGCCGGTGAAGCCGAAGTCCCCGGTCATCTCCCGGTACAGCTCTCGGATAGACCGGGCCCGGGGCACCTTCTGGTCGCCCACCTTCTGGTCNGCTTCCATGAACATGCCGTCCAGCGCCGCCACCATCTTGTCCCGGGTGTCGATGCCGGGCATGGCCGGGTTGGGAATAACCACCTGTGTGGGCTTCAAGGCCGCCAGGTAATCCATCTCGGCCTTGAAGGTCTCGTTCAGCTCGGCCTCGGTGAAGATCTTGCCGGCCAACATGGAGCGCAGCCGGTTCTTGCTGACGTCCGGCAGGGCGCTCTCGGTGAGCTTGGCCGCCAGGAGGGTCTGGCAGGTGAGGCGCTTTTCGTGCTCGGCCAGAAGGTTGGCGATGCGCTGCTCGGCTTCGGTGATTTTGACGGCACCGTTGTCCGGCTGCTTGGCCTCGGTCTTCTTCTCGGGCTGCGCGGCCAGGGCCTCGTCCAGCAGCTCCAGAAGCTCGGCCTCAGTGATATTTTCCAAATCCTTGCCCTCCAGCAGCTGGGGGCGCAGGGCTTGGATCTTCTCAATCAGTTTCTTGAACATAAGTAAGTCCTCCATATCGGATATGTCGGTGGCGGCAAGACGATCAAACTTGCCGCCGGCGGAAGGGTTCACCACCGGATCAACGGAGTAGGCCTCCGTCAGTGCCTCCACCCACCGGACTTCCTGGCCCTCATGCCGGCGAATTTTGGCGTCTCCCATAGCCACAATGGACAGCCCGAAGAGGTCATGCTTTTTCGCGGCATAAGCCTCCAGCAGCATGTCGGACAGCCATTTGGCCGTATCTAGAATGTTGAAGGTGGCCTTAATTCTCCCGGACTCGTACCGGGATTCGGAAAACCACCCGACGATGTTTCGCACCGATTCCCCCCCGCCGGTGGCATGGTCGAAATCGGAGCGATCAAAGGCTTTGACTCCCTCAAACAAGGGCGCTGCCTTTTCCAAAACACTCTGGGGATAGTAGTTGCGGTTCTTGGACAGCCCCGCCTTGATCAGAGTGACGCACCACTTCTTGCCGTCCGGTTCTCCTTCGCCTTCCACCAGAGGCGCCACACCCTCGGCAAAAGTGAACTCCCGAATTTCCGACTCCTTGCTTTTGGCGCCCGGCCAATCCATGCCGGCCTTGGAGTAGGCCGACTTGAGCTTACGAATCACCCCAGCCCTAGCTGAGGAGGGAATCTGGGCTTTCTCTCCCCGGTAGTTGGAAAACACCGCAGCATAAGCCTTGGGCAGCCTCTCCCGGTCAGGAGAGCCGTCAGCCTTATAGATAGGCAGCTTCCAGGTAGAAGGGGTGTCAGGATCCGGAACGTAAGCGAAGCACTTCGCCGGCAGCTTCTGATTACCCACCGTCTTGGTTTTCTTCATCAGACGCCTCCTTGTCAAGCTGGTCAAACGAGTCCGGCACGTCCGGGTTGGGGCCGATGTCGGGGCCGAAGCCGCTGGCTACCTTGGCATAGACTTCGGCAGCCGCCGCCGGGGTAAGCCACCGGTTCTCGGCAGCAATCGCCAGGGACTGCGCCAGGTACATCATGGTGAGTCCGGAGCGCTGCATATCCTTGAAGCTGACCTCGGGGAATACCACCCGGTAGTCATTGGACTTGGTTCTCAGGTACCCTGTAGACCGGGCCTGGAAGATTACGAAGTCCATCATACGGTTCAGCATCTGCTGGATAAAGCGCTGTCTGGTCTTTAGTTTCTTGACTACTGGTTCGTGCATCTCCATGGCTGTGGCCCGGTTGGTGCTGCCCCCGGAGCCGTAAAAATGCTCAGGAAACCCAAAACTTCCCAGGGCGTAGTTACAGATGGTGCGGTCATCGAAGCTGGCATCCTCGGCCCTGAGGTTGGGATTCTTGATTTCGTACTTGACTTTCTCGTTATGGGCGATGACCCGGTTGGGATACATAACGCCGTATTTCCGGGCATGTTCATCACATTCGGTCTGGGAGCCGTTCTCCACGGTGATGTCATGGACGATGTTGTTGCCCAGGATAGACCGGTCGGCTCGGGAAAAGATAAACTGGTCGTAGAGATCGGCAAGGTCGAAAATGGTCAGGAAGTCGCATCTGCCACGGGTGGCAGTCAGCAGAGAGTTAATTTTGAAGAAGAAGGTATCCCCAGTGATCAGTTGGGTCTTGCTGCCGTCGCCGGACATGGCCGGCAAAGTTGTTACCTTCACCCCGTCCAGAGGGATGGCGTCCACCGAACCGGGTTGTTTCATGAACACCGTGTCTATAATAAGGGGATTGGCCCCCAGTTTGACCGCAGCAATCAAGGTGGGATCGATGTAGCCAATTTCACAAGCGCCGTTGAACTGGTTGATGAACATGCGGTAGCACTGTTCCCCGAAGATAGCCAGCTCCCGGATGAAGGCCACCAGGTTCAGCTCCAGGTTGTGCACCGGGCTGTTCCAGAAGGACAGCAGCAGGTCCTCCAGTTCAGAGTCCTTGCTTTCCACCTTCCAGCCTTCTCCCACCATGTATTCGGCCTGCATGTCCACCATGCGCTTGCAGAAAGGGTTTTTGTCGTATAGATAGGCGGCGATCTTCTGGTGGCGCTCGTGCTGCATGGGGGAGAAGTCATGCTCGGTCTTGCCCCCCAGCCTCCGGTACTGATAATCGTCAGCGTCCACATAGGGAGTTGCCAACCCCTCCTTGAAGGCCCGGTAAGCGTCCTGCAGCCGGGTGATTATTTTAGGTAAGCGAGCCATCGCTTCTCTCTCCTCTGCAAGCCCTGGGCCCTCAAATCCCGGTACTCCCGGAAGGGCACCACCTTTTCGCTGGACGCGGCCGTGATGGTCAGGGACTGCAATACCCGAACCGCCCCTTCCAGGGCATCCGGACCGTCATCAAAGGGGCCGTCCGGGAACATCAAGAGCTGTTCCACCAACAGATCCTGGTCGGAGTGCCCCTGTCTGAATCTGATCTGGGCCCGCTCCACCAGGGGGGAAATGGCGGCCACCCGGGTTTCCTTCTTGAGGTAGTTGCTTATCCCCCGCAAGGGCAGGATTAACCCCTGCGTCTTGGCCACCGCATCAAACTCCTTGAGCAGGAGCCGTTGGAAAAGGTTGTCCTCCATGGCCATGATCTGAAACTGGTGAATCTTGAAAAGCTCAACATAGGCCAGAATAGCCTGCTCCAGGGAGACCTTCTTGATGTAGGCGTCCAGCACATAAAAAGCCTGGTCCTCCCGGCTGTGCCCCACCACCACCACAGCCTTGTAGTCGTGCCGCCGGCCGCCGTCCAGGGAAGGGTCGAACCAGGACACCATGGTCAAGTGCTTCTCCAGCAGCTCCTCAGGCTGATAGTAGGAAATCCACTCCGGCCGGAACAAGGCCTCCTCGTCATCCGGAATATTCTGTTTCTCCTGGCTGAAAGCCACGGTGCCCATCTGCTGCTTCTGGGCTTCCAGGATCGCCAGGGGAAATTTGTCCGGCCACAGGGACTCCCCCTCGTCAGTAATGGCCCGGTAGATGGTTCGCTTCCACCGGCACCAAGGCTCAGCCTTGGAGTGGCACATCTGGTAAAGCCCGGAGTTCCGGTGCACCAGGGTCCCGATGATGAACAGGTTCCCCGTGGCCTCAATGGCCGGGTAGACCGCGCTCCGAATCCATCTTAACAAGTCCTTTACCCGATCCGGATTCTTGGCGTTCTGGTCGTTCTCAATGTCATCCAGGACAATCAGGTCAGGCCGGTGCTGCCGGTGCTTCAAGCCCCGCAATCGCTGTTGCCGGCCACGGGCCTTCACCCTGACATCGTTCATGGTGACGAAATCTTCCGAGTCCCAATTCTCCCGCACCAGCCGGCCGAAGTCGTGGCGCAGCCTCTCGTTATAACACAGCTCCAGGTAAATGTACGCTGTAATGTCACCGGCCAGGTCCGCAGTGTCCGAGATCAACAAAATGAAATGCCGCTGCCGGTAAACAATCTGGTGCAACACATAACCAAACGAAGTGATCGTGGTCTTGGCAAAATCCCGGGGCGCCGCAATCACCGCCGGTTCCACCACCCCCACCCCAGGGTTCGGCCGCCTCTCCAGCATCTCCACCAACTCGTAATGGAAAGGCGCAAACCGGCAAGTGAAGTAGTGGGGCAAGTAAGTCTTGAAAAAGAAAAAGGGGTCCTCAAACCCCTTGGCTTTCCGCAGTTCCTGCTCCCCCGGGTCGTCCCCGGCAAAGGGCATGTAGTCTGCATCCAGCAAGCTGATAACGTCCTGGGCCCGCTTCGCAAACTCAGCCTTGGAGAGCTTCTTCTTCAGCGTCCGGTTGTCCAGCAGCCGGCTGTCTATGTGCAACTTCTACCTCCTTACCCGATCAAAATAATCAGCCGCAAAACACACTACATAAAAAATAATCAATGTCCAAAATTGCTCTATTTTAATGCCACCTCCTGCAAATATCGCTGCAAATAAAGAGATACCAAATTGTACTCCTCCGCACTACTCGCCGCCGTCCGCACCCACACACTCAAATCCTTGATCACCGCCATCACCCCGGCCGTCCCTACCCCCTCACTGTCTAAACTCGTCAACGCCTTCCCGATCTTCGCCAAGTCCTCCACCATCCCCATGTCCACCCCGCCAGCCGCATACCCAGCCGCCACCTTCCGCCCCATCATGTCCCGAATCATCGCCGCCGCCCCACCTGCACTCGCTAAAAAATGCAGCCGCTTCTCCTTCCAACTGAACCGGTCCTCCCAATCCAGCAGCATCCACTCCTCCACACCATGCCGCTTCCCTATCTCTTTCACGCTCCTCCCCTGCATGTACTCACTCTCACACTCCTCATATACCCTGTACCTCTCCTGTATGTCCCTCTCTTTCTCCAATATCGCCCTCCTCTTCTCATTCTTTGCCATATTATTACTCCTAATGTCCTTTGTCTCCTGAATTGTCAACTAAAAAAAGAAAAATNCCCNCTTTTCTATGTCACCTTCACTATCTCTACCTGAACTACCCTACCGTTTCCTTTATCCTCCTCTCCATCTCGTCCATACGCACACTCAACTCCGCATAACCACGCTCCCTTAACTCTCCCTCACTCTCCCTACAATATCGACTCTGCACCAACGTATCTCTTATACTTGCATCCCACCTCACCACGCTCTTCCGACTACCACACTCAAACTCATACTCCTCTATCACACCTTGCACTAAACTCGCCCTTACACGTTTCCCACAACGCGGACACTCCATAGCTTAATCCCCCCTCTATCACTCCTATAACACACATCCCTTAAAATGGGAAATTTTTGCCGGTAAATAATTCCTAATTTGAGAAATTTTTGTGACTGCTAAGGGCCCTAGGGTGAGCTCAGCTCAGAAACGGACCGGGGGGGTGGGTAGCCCCCCCTGGGTGAGTGAGGCTCTCTTGTCCTTCTCTTATCCCTCCTGTGTGTGGGGAGAGACGCCCTGTGTGTGCGATGGGAGTATGATGCACCCTGACCCGCATGGGGAGTCCTGTGTGATGCGTGATGGTGTGTCAAGGCAGCCCGAGGCGGGGTGTGGAGGGGCAGTCATATCAAAGCTTACCCCTATGGCATGCACCCTTACGGGTGTAATGGGAGACAGGCTGAGAACCCTGGATACCTTAAAGATCCTGAAGCCCTATTACCCGCGCTGTCATGGTTCTTGCTAAAGAAAGTTTACATAAGCCTGAAAGTCTAGGTTACAGCAAGAACCACGCCAGCGCTCCTGCATGAGAGCCTGACAGAACAAACCTTCGTAGAGAGTTCTTCCATGTGCAATCACGCTCCAGGCATGCTTTTTGCAAGAAGTCCTTATATGTGGGGTGATAGTCTGTCCCGAGCAAAAAGCCTGCCTTGCGCTAGTTTATGCGCCCTCCGAAGTCAAACTCCGGAAATGGATCAAAGACCGATTAAGGAGCTAACATCCTGTGGCTGTATCTGACAAGCAGGGAACAAGTCTTTCTTTTCCCTCCGAGTCTGGAAAGCCCATCCATACACCTGATTGCGGTGGTATTCTTACCATTCATTCCGATCTACTGAGAGTGTGCATCATGCAACCTTCATCTTTCCCCAGACAAAACAACAACGAAACTTCAGAGGATATGTATAGCTATGGGGTTTACAACCAAGCAGCTTTATTTGCCCTGTGCAATAGGGCAAAGGCGCTCTGTGCCATGAAACTCTGACCCATGGGGAAAGATTTTCTTACCAGAGTTCATTCCTACGAAATCCACCTGGTCTTTCTGGGGACCGGAATTCCTGTCTCGCATAAAGACCCATCTGATAGTTTTTCCTTAACTACCCTTGTTGAATCCTGCCTGACTTCGGCTGGCCAGAGAACTCCTTGGGGCGGGAACCTACCGAGATTAGATTCCGGGAAAAGCACAGGTTGGCATGGATTCTTGCTATCTTAAGGGGCGCTAAGCTCAAAAACAAAAACCTACAAGCGCCCCTAAAGTCTGCAAAATCCATGCCAACCTGCCCCGGTCTGCGACCGACTAAGGGCCCGCCTACCTTACCGCAGCCACTTCTCTCAATCTAGGGGCGGGCAGTGGAGTCGCCCTTTGGGCACCATTTCTCAGGCGGAGGGCGCAAGCGCCCCTAAGGAGTTCGCTACGCTCACGGATTTACAAACTGGTATTGCTACAGCCGCCAAAAAGCCGGCGGCTGTATCAATACCAACCGCCTGAGAACTGGCCCAGGGCGACACTTCCTCCTCCTCGTCGCCTCATTGTACCACATCACGGCTGCCTAATTGTCAAGGACACAGCGGTCAACTTTTAGGTAATTCGCTATAGTTATTTCTATAATCTAATAGTTTTTGCTCCGTAAGACAATAAGCTTGGGATTACTTGCCCGAATTACCTAAAAGTTGCCGGACTCAGAAAACCTAAGATAGCTGGGCAAAAAGCAACGAGATATCAGAAACCGTAGTAGAGCCGACAGACGCTGAGGTGGAGTTGCTTTTTTGCCACAGCTATCTAAGGTTTTCTTCCGTCTCCTTGACAAAGGCAGCCGGATGTGGTCGCTCGGCGACAAGTTTGAAGGAAGTAAATCATTCAGGAGGTGGGCGATGGAAATTTTGGATGATGTCGTTGATAAAGAAATTTGGAAGTTTGGAGAATATCCGTTTAAGGTATTTGCGATAAAACTGAGAGATGGGTCGGAAGGGAGGATGTATATTGGCGAAACGAGTGAAGCTCTTTTGAAAAATGTAAGGATTTTATGGAAAAAATACGTAGTCTGGTACAAACGGCTTTACTAGACAGCACCGGCTGGGCGGCCTTGGGCAAGGCCCAGCCGGGCTTTAAATCCTGGAGGTGGTGCTATGCAAAAGTTTATCTTCGGCAAGGGCAACGTGGACAACGTCTTTATCGTGACCCTGGCTTCAGGGCACAAGGCAGCCGTGGTAATCAAGACTCTGGACAAGAAGGCCCGGGCGGCAGCGACGGCTTTCTGGAAGAAATCGGTCAAGGCTCACGAACCCTTCAACGCTCAGCTCAGTGCTGGGCTTTGGAGGCAAGTCGGGGATCGTTGGGTCCCCAACTGCTACAGTGAAGCCATGGCTGACCCGGACAGGGAGCCTGGGTTTGCCTACATCGGGCCAATCATGCACAAGAAGGGGCACAGCAGCCCGGAAGAGAAGCTCCCCTGGGTTAGCCCCTTAACCGGCCTCCCGAACATGGAGTTCACATGCTCATGTGGATACTGCACTAACATTGGGGTCCTGGCAAGCTGCTCTTGCCGGTGGTGCGGGCAAGAGCACAGCATCATGCCCCAGCACGAACTGGATCGGCAGTGGCTGCATAACGCGGCCAACCGGGATGCCCTGGCGCTGCTGGCCGCAGGCGACTTCCCCAGCCCGGCAGAGATGGGGTGGCCAGAAGAACCAATTACCGAAAAGCTCATGAGTGAAATGGGCTGGCTATAGACCCGGGGCGGCTCCTCGCAAGGGGAGCCGCTCCCCCTTTTTGATCCGGAAACCAATAACTTAAACTGGTGGGATTTTTTCCCTAAAATTTACCCATATTTCAGGGAAAAGTCTGGAAACTCAGAAATGATGCGTATGACAACGCCCCACTTCGTTAAGGGGCGTTGTCATACGTCCAAATTAAAGGAGAAGTTAAAATGTACCACTGTGATGAAAGTGGTGGGATCTATGTGGCGGGTTGCGAAGTTTGTGGCCGGCCGAGTCCAAGAACAAGGTTCTGCTCTCGGACTTGCGAGGACCTGCATGAGTGGCAGGTCTGGTGCCAGGAAACCAGGTGGCAGAGAGACGAAACCGCCCCTCCAGTGAGGGCGGTTTCGTCCAATTAACCAAGGAGGAGAATATGAAAAAAGTGTGCGCCCTGCTGTTTGTCATGGGTCTGGTCAGCCTGGCTTACTGTCAGCCTGAAGGCACCAAGGAATCCCCGCCCCAGTTGGAGACCACTTCCGACCTGGTCTTCAAGGTGAGCGAGCTTGGAGGCACCGACTCGGACTGCGCCTACATTGAGGAAGCCACTGACGGCCGCTTCAACGACTTAATCCCCCAATGGGTCAAGGGGCTTTTCGGGCCTGGTAACAAGGTGCGGGTCGTGGAGATTTCCAAGAAACTGCTGGTCCCTATCCAGAGAAACGCCCGGGTGACCGCGGACGGCGTCGAAATCATGTCCAGAAATTTCCAATGGGCAGTAAGACCTCTGGGCGCCAGCCTGGAGGAACTGGCCGGACTGGGGAAGGACGGACAATTAAAGATGTTCCGTCCATACTTCTCGGCCCTGACCAGGGGAAACTCCATAATCCGGGGCGGCTCCGTCTATGGCCTCTCCCCGGATGAACTCTCCGTGATCCTGAGAGTGACACCCAAGGCGGACGGCAAAGGTCACGTGCTGACCTTCATCCGCATTCTGGACAATACCAAGTGAACCCGAAACCCATGTCCAACCCGGGGGCTCCATACCGCGGAACCTCCGGGTGGCAGGATCCCAGCCTGAAACCAAGGCCGCCCAGACAGGGCTGGCCCTGGTATGTGAACCTGACTGCGGCCTACATAATCACCATTGGCTCCTTGCTGCTAATCCGGGCATGCTCGCCCTGAGGAAGCAAGGTAGTCAACGTGTAACACCAGAAAGGGGAAGCTCTCCCGGGAGGAGGGGGCTTCCCCTTTTTTCTGGCCCCTCAGAAAAACTGAAACATGAAGCAGTACTCCCTGGGCCCAGCCCCGCCACGTCATGTTAACCCTAATTTTTTTCTTGGCACACTTCTTGCTAATATCTAGTACTAGAAGAATAAGGTAAAGAAGCTTTCTAGAAGAATACTCCTAGCTTCGTATAATGAGGAGTAGTATATATGTATACTAAAGATAGGGTATATATATGTTTTGATTATAAAATTATCATTTTTGCTTTTCATGGTCTTTAATAATAAGGTATGGATAATATATAGGTGGTGGTGCTATGCTGTGGAGTAGAGGTAAGGGTGTATAGGGTGGCAGGGTACTCCGGTTTTGCCGGGCAATTTCCTGGGGAGTGCGTGAATCCTGAGAAATCAGGGAAAAACACCCTATTCTGACGAAGGGTGTTTGTCCCTGGTAAATCAACCTGAATTGGAGGCTTCATGTACAACAAAATCAGTATTATTGGGCGGTTAGGTGCCAATCCGGACTTGCGCTATACAGCTTCCGGAACGGCGGTATGCAACCTGCGGGTAGCAACCAGTCGGTATTACAAGAAAAATGACGAGAAGGTAGAGGTGGTGACCTGGTTCCGGGTCGTGGTTTGGTCTCAGCAGGCGGAGAACTGCGGCCGGTATCTCATGAAGGGCCAGCAGGTCTTTGTTGAGGGCTCCATGGAGAACCGGAAGTGGAAAGACAATGACGGAAATGAGCGTGATGGTTGGGAAATTCACGCCAACAACGTTATATTCCTGGCGCGCCCCAGTGGTGGCAACGGTGGTTCCCAGACCCCCGATCAGGGTAGCGGACCCGGCCCCGATGACCAGGACATACCCTTCTGAATGGGCTTCACCTTTCTGGTAACAAAAGGTAAACCAGTAGTAACATATCAGGATGGTTTGCCTGACATGGTAATTTCCGGTAACGGGAAAGCGCCCCTCAAAGATGAGGGGCGTTTCCCTGCAAAGGAGGTGTGACATGGCTAAAGTGACATTGGTCACGAATGAAGGCCTGCAAGTTAAATGCGAAAGTCTAAATGGCCAGATTGAGATCAAGGTGCAGAAGTGGGAACCGCAAGGTTACCCCAGCATCGTGCTGGCCTGGGTGACTATGTCGGTGAGGGAAGCCACCATCTTGGGAGTTGAGCTGGCTCGGGCAATGGATGAGGCCATCAACTACAACGCGGCCCAGGCGGGGTTCTGACATGTCCCGGGAAGGAGAGTTTTGTGAACACTGCCGTATCCGTATGGTGCGGCGGGAGGATTGGGACCTGCCTTATCACTGGTATTGGCTGGAGTGCCCCCGTTGCGGTGGCACTGCGGACCTGCCTTCGGATGAGCAGGAATACCTGGATTATTGGGATTCAAGGACGGGACGTCCAAGGAGGTGGTAATGAGTATCGATCCTCTTGATATGTTTGACGAGCTTAAGAAAGCCGGTCCCCGGGATGAGTATGACCGGATGATCCTAAACATGCCCAGCATCCACAGCCTCACCATAATGAGCGCTCTCCTCCGTGAGAAGGACTGGATCATCGAGCGCCTGCAGGCCGAACGCGTGGCTATGGCCTGGGAGTTGATCAAGCTGGTCGGCCCCGGACCCTGGAGTAAGTATGTAGACCAGGGCAAGTTGGGCCGGGAGATCCTGAACGAGTTGAGCGAGCTGACTGAAGAGGAGGATATTAAAATATGAATCTGAAGCCTTTGCTCAAGGGCGCCTGGATCAGCGCCTTGCCTCTTACCGGGCAGGTGGCTCAGGCCTTTCGACAGCAATATAAGGTCGGCCGCCTGGTGAATCTGGTCGGCTGCAGGTGGGAGCGCAAGGATAAAGACAAGGCTGTGGTCCAGATCAAATGGCTGGCCGATAACTTCGACGTCGTGTTCGGGGATTTTCCGCCGGAGACTCTGGAGGCCATCCGTCTGGCGTATCTAAAGTTCTGCCACCAAGAGCCGGTGTCCGGCAGCCTTATGGAGCGCTGGCCCAACTTCTATAGCCCGGTATTTGAGGATTCAACCGGCGTCTTCATGCGGTTTGCCGCCATTGCCTGAAAGGAGGAAGAAGGAGAGATTATGCTACAGGATTTTGTAACCTTTGAGTACGACACGGAAAACCGGGAGTATATGGATTTGATCTGGAAAGTCTGGCTTGACGACTGTTTGTTGCCTCTCAAAAGCACGGGGTATGTTGGCGCCAGTCTTCGGGTAGCGCAAAAACGTGCCATCCGGGCG